ATCACAGTTCGGGGGCAGACGTTTGATGGCTACAACAAGCCCAAGCGGACGCCCCAGCATCCAACCAAGAGCCATGCCGTGCTGGCGAAGGAGGGTGATCGCATCCGACTGATCAGGTTCGGGCAGCAGGGGGTTAAAGGTGCCGGCGATCGCCCTCGCACCGAGGCTCAGAAGGCCCGCCGCGCCAGCTTCAAGGCCCGCCATGCTAAGAACATCGCGAAGGGCCCGATGAGTGCGGCCTACTGGGCGGACAAGGTGAAGTGGTAGCCAACCCCTGATCACGTGGCCCCGGTTCTGCCGGGGCTTTTTTGTGTGCCTGCCGGGAAAGCTGAAGGGACCGAGGGACCCATGACGCTGCCGACGACCGCATTGGAGCTCTACGACCTGCTGGTGGGTGATGCGGTGGTGACTGCGGCGCTGGGCACCTACCTGCCAAGCGGTGGCACGGCGATCCCGGCCATCGCCGTGGTCCGCCGCAATGAGCAGCTACCCGAGGGGGTGGCCGTGGCTGGCTTGGAGGTGGTGATCTTCAGCAACCCCGACTACAGCCCCGAGGCGATGCTCACCGGGGAGACAGGGCTGAACCCACAGTTCCGGCTGTACGTGTCCGAATGGTCCGCCCTGCAGGTGGCCCGAAAGGCGATCACCAATGCCGCCCTGGCATCGGGCACGGCCACGCTTACCTTCGCAGCGGCCCATGGCTTCGGCGTGGGCAAACAGGTGTCGGTGAGCGTTCTGCCTGCCCCCTTCGCCGCCCTTAATGGCACCTTCACGGTGACTGCTACTACCACAGCCTCACCGTTCACCCTCAGCTATGCCCTGGCTGGCAGCACCATCGCCTCGGCTGCCGTGGCTGCTGGTGTGGTGGTTCCATCGCCCGCAGTTGATCTGAGGGCCCTGCAGGCGCTGACCCAGCGGATCATCAGCCTGCTCCCCGGCTGCCGTGCGGTGCCGATCGGTGGTGACCCCCCCGGGCAGGGGATTGGGGTGCTCGATCAGTACGCCCTGTCGTGGACCAATCCAACCCAGTGCGTCGTGACGCCGGAGAACTGAGATGGCAGGGAATGAGTGGGTTGTAAAGATCACAGCTGACGTCAAGGACGTTCTTGATGCCTCGCGCAAGATCGGGCAGGCAGGGCAGCAAGCAGGCGGAGCTTTCCAGCAGGGCTTTTCTGGCTTTGACAAGATTATGGAGCGGATGCGTGGCCAGCTCCAAGAATTAAAAGAAGGTCTCGGGGGTAATACCACAACCCTGGCTGGGTTAAAGGCCAAGCTTGGCGAGTTGGGCCAAACACTGGAAAAGGCGGCTATTGGCTCGAAGGAGTTTGTGGCAGCACAAAAAGAAATTGCCAAAACACAGCAAGAAATCAATAATGCACTGAAGGGATTTGGAGCAGGCGAAGGAACTATAAACGGGTTGCGCAACAAAATGGCAGCGTTAAACGAAACGCTTGGCCAGACTGTAATCGGCTCTAAAGAGTTCATAGGTACTCAGAATCAGATAGCACAAACCCAGGAAAAGCTAAACACGGCTTTGAGTGGATTTAGTGGCAACGAAAAGACTATCGAAGGGTTAAATAACAAGCTAGCAGGGTATAACGCAACTCTGCAAAAAGCAGAAATTGGCTCGAAGGAGTTCGTAGCAGCCCAAAAGGGGATTGCCAAAACACAGCAAGAAATCAATACGGCGCTGAATGGATTCAGCGGTAGGGATCAGACGCTCACTGGTCTACGGGGTCGGCTGTCGGAGCTGAACCAGACCCTGGAGAAGACGGCGATCGGGTCACGGGAGTTCAAGCAGACGCAGCGGGAGATTGCTGCGGCCCAACGGGACGTGGACAAGGCGCTGGGGCAGACCGGCATGGCGGCTAAGGCGCTGGGGGGAGCTCTGTCGGGGCTGGGGGCCCTGGGGGTTGGCTTCTCGGTGGTCGGGTTCCTGAAGGGATCGGTCGAGAAGGCCATGGAGCTGGAGACGATCACCCGGAAGCTGTCGAACACCCTTGGCCCGCAGGGTGCAGCCGGTGCGCTGGGGTTTACGCGAGAGCTGGCAGACAGGCTGGGGCTTTCCTATGCTGATCTGTCAAACAATTTTAGTACGTTTACCGCAGCCGCTACAGCAGCAGGCGTTCCGCTGGAACAGCAGAAGGGGCTGTTTGCTGCCGTGTCAAAAGCGGGGCAAGCGCTTGGCTTGTCCAATGATGAAATCAGCGGATCTTTCTTAGCACTTCAACAGACAGCCTCTAAGGGGCGGGTCAGTATGGAGGAGCTGGGGAGCCAACTTGGAGAAAGACTCCCGATTGCCCTTGCCGCAGCAGCAAAAGGGCTAGGAATGAGCACTTCTGCCCTTATCAAACTTGTTGAATCAGGGCAGTTAACGGTAACACAGTTTTTCCCTGCTTTGACTAAGGGCTTGGAAGACTTGACCGCAGACACCGGTGGTGTGCCAACTGCAGCGCAGAATTTTGCCAGGTTGCAAAACGCTTGGGATGACCTGCAGGCCAGCTTTGGAACAAGCCTGCTCCCAACGGTTACGGCAGGCGTAAAGCGATTATCCGAATCATTCAAAGAATTTAAGACACTCTCGGAGGGATTCGAGCTATACAAGGCATTTGGCCTGGCGGGGGACGAGGCAATTCAACTGAGCGGGCACTTAAAGCAAGTACAGCTCACATATGAGCTAACCAGTGATCAAGCAAGGAAGCTGCTAAGCAACGCTATTGCGAGTTCCGGTGCAGTTCGTAACTCGTTTGGCGTGCTCAATACCGAAGGTGATAAATTTGCAAAAATTCAAACGGGCTTAGTTGATGAGGCCAAGAAATTCGTTGAAACACATAGGAACGAAAAGGGAGAAATAATTGCGATTTCAATTGCCGAAAAAGATAGACTTGAGCTGGCTAAGCAGCAGAACGCCGAAAATACAAAAGAGCTGACAACGAAGGGCCAGATTGCCGAAGCAAGCCAGAAAGTCCTCAAGGCCGAGATGGAAGGCCTTGTTGCTGTTCAGCAGGCCAAGGTCAACCTTGGCCAGGCCCTGGTCAGCCTTGAGGAGTCTCGATTCGGGATCATCCGCAGCCGCAACAGCTTTGAGTTGAAGGATGCCCAGGACCGCAGGGCAAGCGAGGCAGAGCTTGACGTTATCAAGCGGCGTGGTGAGGCGATTGAGTTGGCGGCGCTCAATTCCAAGTACGCAGCCTTGCTTCAACAGCAGGCACTGCAGCGGGATCTGGTGTCACTGCAGCAACAGCAGGCAACACTTGAGGCTGATGTTGCGTCGAAAACCGCAAAATTAGAGCTAGATAAAGCACAAATAAAGCTAGACGAAGCAAGGCTGTCGAACAACAAAGAGGCAGTCAAGAAAGCAGAGGTTGAGCTTGAGATTAAACAGAAAGATGTGGACATTGCCAATTCCAAGCTCCAGATCCTTGGCCAGACCCAGCTGATCGAGGAACGGATCGCCAAGGCAAACAATGAAACTGCCCGCAACAGCGTCATTGACGAAGCTGCCTCCAAGGGCCTAGCCCTGTCCGCCGATGGCATGTTCAAGGCCAGTAAGGCCACCGCTGACCAGTTCAGGAGCCTTGGTGATTCCCTGAAGGTTCCCCTCAGCCAGCAGGGGGCCTTTGCTCAGTTGGCTGCCGATGTTGGCCTCAAGGTGCGCGACACCGGGAGGGGCTACTACGAGATCGGGCAGGCACTGGGCAAGACCGCATCGCCCGCCGCCAACAACATCCGGGATTACATGAGCGTGGCGGCCAAGGCCACGGGGGTGGCGAAGACCCAGGCGTCTGGGCTTGCCGGCAACATGAGCAACGCCGCCAATTCGGCGAATGCGTTCTACCGCTCCCTGGCCGCAGCCTCCGGTCTGCCCCCTGCCCGCTTCACGGGTGGCCCGGTGGATGCTGGCCAGACCTACCGGGTGAACGACGGCCCGAGCGGGTTGAGCCTCGGCCAGGAGGCGTTCCTGTCAGCTTCCGGGGCCCTGTCCCTGATCAACCGGCCGCTGAACAGCCTGTGGACCGCTCCCTCCCGAGGCACCGTGATCCCGGCGAGCATCACCAGCCGCCTCAAGGATTCAGGTGTCCTGGGGGGTGGTGCCGGGGTACTGCGTGGTGGCTCCGATCCAGCGGTGGCCCATCTGAGCCTGGCGATCGGAAACCTGAGCCAGGAAGTGGCCGAGCTGAGGCGCAAAGCGTGGAATGTGTCGGTCGGAGTGCGTGGCGATGGATCCGGCCTGAGGCTGGCGCAGACGATGGCGCGGATGCGCTGAGGGTGGCCTGATGGCCCTGCAGCTCAGCTACGGCGGCTCGACCCTGACACTGCGCTACCTGCAGGCGCAGCCGATCGCCTATGCCGAGGCTGAAACTGAGCAGGGGCTGGTGGCCCGGCGGTTCACCGTGACGGGGCTGTGCTCCCCGGCGCAGTGGGTGACCTGCTGCAGCCTGTTTGATGCCTGGCAGGCGGTGAAGATCACCGAGGCGCCGACCCTGGCCAGTCGTGCTGTCGGGGCCACTGTGGCGCTCACCTGTGCCGCCCATGGCCGCAGCGTGAGCAACCTGGCGTGCTGGTTCACCGGTGCGCCAACGGGCGAAACGGTCGGGGCGTGGGTGAAGGTTGGCTTCGATCTGATCGATGCGGCTCAGCAGCTGACGGTGCTGTTGCGGCAGAACGAGAAGGCCCGTCTGGGGGGTGACGCGTTCCTGCCCAGCTACGGCACCATCGCACTAGGGAGCACCACGCTGGCGCTGCTGGATCAACCCGAGGGGTTTGAGGATGGCCCGACGCTGGAGCCCACCTCCACGGGGGGTTTCGTGGCGCGGGGGCCCCTAGTGGCCTCGGAGGTGCGCACCGTCAGGGGGGTCACTGATGCCAGCGGCTGGGCGGCAGTGAAGAGCTGGTTCACCTCCACCATCGCGGCCCGCCCGGGGGCTTCGGACTTCTGGCCGGTGGGTGAGCTGGG